TAACAGAGTTAGAATAACACCGATCAAAAAAATTCCCACCAGAATCAAAAGCACTAGGAGGAATTATAACGTAACCAGAGGGGCTATTAAATGTCGTCGTATCTAAAACACCTAAGGGAGTAAACCGAGCTACGAACATAGATGGTCGAAAAAAAGGAAAAGGATCAGGAGAAGAAGTGTCGCCTGTAACTATTATATAGTCATTTGGGTCTAATATAACATCGTTCACGTTACAACCTGTAAAACCTGATGGCGCAGGTAGTAAAACTTTACCAGTACCTCCTCCTCCAAAAGCTGTATAAAGAGAACCGTCGGTATTATAACACGATAGAGTGATATATGCTCCTGTTGAATATTGCGAATAACCACCCATTACTATTCTATTATCTGAACGGATAACAACAGCAACACCAATATCTTGTGGTAGGGGTTCAGGAACTAGAGTATTAAAACCGGTTGTTAAGAATCCATTAGGTGTATTAAATGTTGTTGTATCTAAATCGGTCATATATACTATAAATATATTTAAACCAATTACAAATATTATTTATTTTCTATTTTTTCGTGTTTTACTTTTCTCTCTACATTTACAATCTGAGAATAATCCTGGAATAAATTTTCTCTGTTTAATAAGTTTAATATGGTCTATATGAATTGGTTTTCTAACTGTTGTAACTTTTTTACCATTTCTAAACTTTGACACACTTTTATAACCCTTACCTTTTTTAATAGAAACTTTGCGAACTATTTTGCCACCCATTTGCGTTTTAACTTCAGTGTTTTCGTAATTAAAGTTCATTATATAATATGTTAAGAAAATAATATTATATAATTTATATGGATAGTCTCTGGTTAGTTCATCTATTTCATATAATAATAGTAGGAGGATTATTTCTTTATGTTGGAATAAATAGAGAGAAGATTTCTGGTGGTTTATTTAATGTATTATTTTATTTAGGTATATTTATTGTATTATACCATTTGTATAAAGGATACGGTTACTTGAAAGCTGATAAAGGTATATGGGTAAGTTTAATTCACATATTTATTGTTGGACCATTAGTAATTTATATTGGTTATAATGGAGAGAAAACAACGCGTAAATATTTTGAAATGTTATTAATGTTAGGGTTTGCAGCAATTGGTTATCATGGATATTATTTATTTTAACAAATTGTTTCAATCCATTTTTTTGTCAAAACAGCTTTTACGCTTTCTAATGCACCTTCGGTCCACCCTTGATTATTACTAATAACCTCACCAACTACTAAAACACCTTTTTCAGGATGTTGTGCTTTATCAATAAAATCATCACGACTGCTATACAACTCTTTATTTAATGGTTTATAATAATGAGTTCCAATCGGCCAATAAAAATCCTTCAGTCCAGTAATATGGAGTGAATTATTTGGGATACCTAACGATTTTTCTAATAACATTTCATATAATTCCTTATTTTCTATTGTATTTTTTAAATGATTTTTAAGTGTAAGAGTATTTTTATTATCATTATATGCTATCATATAAACACCGTTATCAGAATCCATTGGTATTATTTTTTGAAGGGGTCCAGGTAAAATTGTATACCCTTTTACATATTCTTTCATAATAGGTATTGATTTTTTACTAAATTTAGCATATAATCTTAAAAAAGGTTGTCCTTCAATATCATTATAAATAGGCATAGGTAATAATTTTCTTATAGTATCAATTGTAGAAGCAACTATTACTTTATTACATAAATATTGTGTTCCATTTTCAGTATTAATTTGAAATCTACATGGTTGTTCGCTAATTTTATGAATACTAACAACATTATTTGAAAATTTAAAATGTTTTTCTCCGATATAGTGATATAACTTTAAAACTAATTTATGCCAAGGAACATGAAAGGCCTTCCAACAGCAATAATTATCATCCATTCCATAATTGTAAAGAGTTTCAAAAACATCTTCATTCTCATAATCAGTATATCCTACTGAAATTAAAAATTTTTTGTATTCTTTCTCTCCAAGAATATTTGTAGCAAATTGTTTAAATGTTACCTGATCCCTTTTATAATGTTTATAATATTTTTTTAATTTTTCCACTGTTTTTTTAATATCAATATGTTCAATAACTTTTGAATATTGTGGATTTACAATATATTCAGGTGTACTAAAGTCAAAATTATGAAGTAATTTATAAAGCAATTTATCCTTACTTTTTCTTCCTATTCCGGCTCCAGTTACAATTTCAGTTCCATAAAACATTTCATTGCTTGTTCTTCCTCCAATCCAATCTTTTTTATACTTTTCTAATACTAAAAATGATATGTTTGGAGAGGTGTTTTTAATATTATAAGCACTATACAATCCAGACATACCACTTCCAACAATAATTATATCAACGTATTTACTAGTCATATAGTATTTTGATATAATTATTTTTTATTTTTAAGTGTTTTATTAAATTTAACTGTAGATTTTCCTTTACATTTAAATTTGCCTCTTGTATATCCTTTTCTATTAAATATTGTTTTAGTACATATACCAATTGCGCGAGCTTCAGTCTGTTTTGGTCGAAGTTCTTCTCCAACTTTTTTAATACATCTACATAATTTTTTCGACATAATTTTTTCAGCAGCATTTTTAAGTAATCTTTTGGATTTTGGTATAGGTTTTTCATAATATTCTAAAATTTTTTTATAATCAGCATTATTTAATTCGGACATATATTTGTTGTATATTATTTACAAATATAATAATTATCTACATTTAATTGTTATTAAAATAATTCTCTTAAATAAAGTTTTTTTAAAAAATCAAAAACTAAACATATATTAGTATGAAAATAGTTGTTTTTGATTTAGACGAAACGCTTGGATATTTTACGGAATTTGGAATATTTTGGGATTGTCTATTATATTATTTTAAAAATAAAAATGAACACACATTAACACAGTCAGATTTTAATGATATACTAGATTTATTTCCCGAATTTTTGCGACCTAATATAATAAATATTTTAAACTACTTAAAGAACAAAAAACAGTCATTGTGTTGTCATAAAATGATGATATATACAAATAACAGTGGTCCAAAAGAATGGGCGCACCATATAATAGATTATTTTAGCAAAAAAATAAATTATAAACTTTTTGATCAACTTATTTCAGCTTTTAAAATAAATGGAAAAGTTGTTGAAGTTTGTAGAACAACACATGATAAAACATATAATGATTTTATTAAATGTACAAAACTACCAATTAATGCTGAAATTTGTTTTCTAGATGATACATTTTATCCTGAAATGGCTAACGATAATATATATTATATTAATGTAAAACCTTATTATCACGATTTACAATTTGAATATATGTTAGATAAATTTTCTAAAAGCGACGTTGGTAAAAAAATAATTAATAATGATGAAGATTTTACTAAAATAATGAATGATCGTATTAATGTATATAATTATCATTGTATTAATAAGGGTTCGAATGAATATGAAGTGGATAAAATTATTGGAAAACAAATTATTAAACACTTACAAGAATTTTTTAATAAAACAAAAAAAAATAAAACTGTTAGAAATAAAAAGATTAAAAATTATAAACTAAATAAAACGCAAAGAAAGTATTAAATTAAGTTATAATATTTTTAACCATTTCATTGAATTGTTCAAGATAATGATTTAATGCTGTGGTAGTTAAAATAAATACGCCAGCACTAAATGTTATTTTTCTGTCTAACTCTGTAAACTCAAGTTTTTCTCTCAGCGGATTAAAACGCCATATTAAAAATAAACAAATGTATATTCTAACGTAATAATCCATACTATCAAGATATTTTGGCGCTCTTTCAGATAATCCTAATGCTGAAATCAACAATAAACCATATGATAAAAAAATAAATAAACTAAAAAAATTACTTTGAGCTTCATGTAAATTTGATTTTGAAATCATTATATATTTAATATATAAAATAAATTTTACAATATACATATGTCAAAAATAGAATAAAAGGAGTTTTAATAAATACAGTTTTATATAAAATAATATATTTATAAATTATATAAAATGAATAGCCCATATAGTCAAACTTCAGAATGTGTCTCAAATATACATAAAGAAACAAATAAAAGAATATATGATAGAAATATTCCTTCCCAAATGCTTCAACCATATTTAGACGTAAGGCCTGTAATGACAAAATATTCTTATTTTCCTATTGTCGATCCTAGAAAAGAAATTAAAACGCCTATGGAACAAATGCCGACATACAACGTTAATAAAGTTTTTAATCCAGGAAATACTGTTTCACCATGGTCCGGATTCGCTTCAAATATTAATTTAGAATCTGAATTACGTAATCAAGTTTACGCTCTTCAAAAATGTAGTCAATCGGTTTATGTACCAAATAGTAGTAGTGACTTATATGATTATAAATTTAAGACTGTAACTCAACCAAATCCTCATCAATTGCTATTTCAAACCGACAGCTTTTCAAGTTTCAATCCAAATCCTGATAGTAAAACAGTTGGTTCAGGAATATTTTTAAATAGTACACGAGTTCAAGTTAGAGATATGACAAAACAAACCTGTTAATAAAAAAATAATGCGTAATAATTATATTTCATTTAAATAAAATAAAATATATATGTCTCAATCCTACGTAGATCAAGTAACTATTGATTGTCTTTTAAATAAGAATGTTATTAATCAATATCTTAAAAAAAAAGAAAATAAAGAAGAGTTTAAGTTTTATAAAAAACGGATTTATAATTTATTTAAGGAGATTATAACTGGAAATAGCCCAAGTGATTTGTTACCAGATGTAAAATACGCATATAGTAATTTTTTAACCGAGTCAATCAGATATTTTAAAACAGTTGACAATAATGATATTATACAATCTGAATATAAAGATATGGAATTCCCGCCTGAAATAGGATGTAATGTTAACGATGCTTCCGGAAATGTTGTAGAAGTCGATAAATTATTAATGCGTTCAATTAAAATAGATGTTCCAACTTTAGATAAATATGTTACAAGAATTAGCACAAAAAAGAAAGAGGAAATAATATTACCAAAACAAAAGGATATTAATTTAAATGATCCAGAATTAAAAATTAAGGGTTTAAAAAAGAATAATATCACTAATATTTATGAAGACAAAAAGACAAAAAAGACAGACGAAGAAAAATAACTCGAGGAAAGGAATAAGAGGAGGATTTAAAAAGGGAATAAACAAACACGTTAAAACAATCGTCTCCTTTAAAAAACACAATCACAATAACACCATTAAAAATCTTCGTCTTAAAAAAATTAATTGTAGTCCGAAACCAAAAGGAGAGATTAACGATTTTTCATGTTATACAAATAAGTCGCTTTATAAATTAAGAGATTTATGGAACGCAAGACATCCTGACATTAAAATTACATCAAATTCTCCAAAAGAAATTCATCGTTTTATAACTGAAAAACTAAGTGGTATTTGTAATAAAGAATCTTGTTGGTTAAAACAAAAAGCAGAATTTGGTGTTTTACAAAGCGATATGGCAGATTCATTTGCTCCAGAATCTCCTGCCGAATGGAAGAAAAATCCAAATGAATGGTTATCAAGTATTGATATTATGAATGTAATGAAACAATATGAGAAGGCTTATAAATGTTTTGATTTTATAGGTCCAACGCCTATTGATTTTGATACAAGAAAGTTATATGGAGAATGTGTATGGGATGAACTTTGTAATTTTAGTCTTGAAGATCAAATTAAAAACGGGAAAACAAAGATAGGAATTATTTTTAATACAGATCCCCATAATAGACCAGGTCAACACTGGATTTCAATGTTTATTAATATAAAGAAAAAAGATATATTTTTCTTTGACAGTACCGGAGATAAACCTGTACCTCAAATAATGAAAT